GTGTCCATATTCGAAAGATGTGGACACGTTGTGTTGAACACAGTAAACTCTGATAAAAACGCCTCTTTCAGTATCGTAGTTTCAGACTCGGAAATAGACGTCCCAATCAACACCACTGAACCATACTATCTTTACTGCCTCAGGAAAAAAAATGAATCCAGGTCGTCCCCATCTCCGTCCCCGTCTCCGTCTCCGTCTCCATCGCCATCCCCATCGCCAGCTCCATCTCCGTCCCCATCGCCGTCTCCTTCGCCATCCCCATCGCCAGCTCCTTCACAAACTTCGGAGCCTGAACCCGAACCCGAACCTGAGCCTGAACCCGAACCTGAGCCTGAGCCTGAGCCTGAGACAAAGCCAAAGCCTAAAAAGACTAGATTAAGGGATGATAGGAGAAAAACACCCAGGGACTTTTATATAAAGTTCAGAACGTGGTCAAAGTGTGAGTTGGCTGCCTGTTCCAAGCGCAATGGTGGTCAAACGTACAACGAAGACTTGAGCAGCGTGACCAAGAAACAGATGCTTCTTCAACTGTCAGAATTATGCTCGCAAAAGGTCAAGGAAGGCGTGGCCTTGAACATCAAGAGATACGGATGATCATAAAACTGTTTATACAATTTAATTTACCTTAAATTAAATGAACTACAACGTTGCTAATAAATTTAGAGGCATTCATAACGGGGGTGGACGAGGTTACGTGATGTACGAGCCGAAATACCACACCCTTCTTCAGGTTGGACAATGGGAAGAGGATTGTCACGAAGAAATGCCTGTTTGCCCTCCCATGTTTCATTTCAAACAAAACATAATACACAACACTCTGCCTAAAAAGGATAAACCGCAGCCTCATCCCGGAAAGCCTTCCAGAGTAAAAACTTTGCCGGTTATTCAAATTCGGAAACCGAGAAGAATTGCGCCAGGCGGCGACCCTGCTCCTGGAACTCCCTCAAATTGGCCGGATGGCGGAGGCAGTGGAGGCGGCGGCTCTGAGGGAAACGCCCCTTCCTGCAGACAGTGTGGTCCTAAGGTTGATGGAGTGATCGGAGTACCTGATCCCGACTCGAACAATTCGTTTCCTCTGAGAGTGGATGGGTTAGAAGTAAGCCCATTTAATTTGATCTTTGGAGAGGGTATAGTTCCTGATAGTATTCGCCAGGAAAGTGAGCACACGCGTACACCGACTAATTATGAAGAAGACCAGGTGGTTCAACTTACAATAGCAAGCGACTTTACTATAGGCAACAACTTCGGAATTGCTTTTAGTAAAGCTGGCTTAACTGACTTAACTCAAGAGCAGTGGGAAAACGTTCCATCCATAGGCACTGTTTACGTTAATGGCGAATCGATCAATTACCACACCAAATTACCTTGGGATGCTGCTCAAAACACTGTGTCACTAAGTTTTCTCATCGATGGCGTCTCTGGTAGAGAGCTGCCAAACGACGGTGCCCGTACAGTTCACGCGGCAGGCGAGAGCGCATACATCTTTTTAACACCCGCCTCTCCAGATCAAACCGCCTCGCTGAGTATAACTGTGAATGCTGACAGATCTATTTCACCAGATATAAAATTTTCCGGAGAAGGAGGTCTTGATAGTCGTGGTTCTGGGTATACCAACGGATCTTATCTTGTTGTGCAAAATAGCGATTTGGGAGGAGTGCATGCCTTCGGCGGGTGCGTGGTTATGCAGATACAAACAATGAGATGGCCAGACGCTGACATCGACACTTGCGTCGCGGGCAGCACCAGTTTCCCGGCAAATACGAGCAGGTATTGTTGCCACACCGGCTTTTTGACGCCGTCCGACTGGCCGTATGGGGAGGGAAGATGCGCGCCTATGGCCGACTACCAGAATAGCTTGATGGGAGAGTACGCGCAACATTGTCCATATGGTTTTGAGTACGATCCGGAAGGAATGCTGAAAGACGGTTTGATGTGCAAACGGTGCGAATCGGGCACAACAACAACATTTGATTCTACTCTAGCGCCGTCCGATCCGATTTGCGATGCTGGCCAGTCGGGAGTGGGGTGTCAAAAGTGTTGTGAAGATGCTGGACGCGATTGTTAGTCTGCTTCGCGTCATCGCGAAGCGTCTATTTCAAATATATATAAAATATATGTGAAATCTTTTCTTTCTTTACCTTTTCCTTTTTCTTTTCCCTTTTCTTTTGGACAGTAGCATCGCCAGCACGCCGACGCCGACCACGGCGGCAATTCCCCACAGAATGGTTCTCGTGGAGACGCCGGCTGTTTTCTCATCTTTTTTAGTTTCCGACGCTTTCACTCCTGCGGCGCCTGCGATAGCTGCGCCCAGGGCGGCTCCGGCGGCACATGCACCGCACTCAAAGTTTTCTTTTACCGTCTTCTTTTCAAAATTTTCCTTAGTCATTTATTATAGAGTGTTTTTTTTATACACTCTTTTAATTCTAAAGGCGCATATCACTTGATCGTAGGAAATGAGTATGTTGTTGAGACGCCTTACTACGTCCAGCGCATCCTCGGAGTAGTGTCGGACTACTTTGTACGTCATTTCAAACGCGGATCCGGCGCGCGGCACTAAGCAGAGTTCGCGCGCTCTCCTGCGCATATATCGCAGAGCTCTGGACTTGTAGTTGAAATAGTAGCAGGGTTCATTGTCTATCGTGAGAACGTACACGTACTCGTTGTAGTTGCAGTCTGCGTCGTCCGCGTCCGAATCTTCGTCTACCTCTTCGTCTACCTCTTCGTCTACATCTGTTACCAGTGCTCGAGGATCGTTCTCTGTTTCGTTGTTTGTTTTTTCTTTTTCGTATTTTTCCCACGCCTTTTCCTCCACGGTTTCGGCTGATTCAGACTCGCCTCGCGAGCAGCTTTCATTCACAAGAGACGGGATTTCCACAGGGGGTTGTGAAAGGGTGCAGTTCTTGTCGTCCTGCGCCACTTCCGATACAGCTAGTCTTTTGAGAAACATTTTAATTTACATACAACGTTTTATTCTTTAACTGCGGTTGAGTATATACTTTCTCTGATTTCCATAAGAGCAATGCCGGTCACATTCTCGCCGTCCCCGGTCGGCCAGGTGAAATTGCCTCGAGCAAGCATCGTGATCGGTCTAAACCCGCTGGCCAGCAGCCTTTCTTTTATGTGCGGGTGCTGATCGAACTTCAAAAGCATCAGACGTTTGAGCACGTCGAACCTCTCCTTCGACCAGTCGGTTTCCTTGACTTCCATCTTTTTGGCTTTTTCGTTTCTGATCGAGTTCAGCACTTTGCGTATCGTGAAAGCGTCTTTTCCGTTCAGCAACGTGAAGTCGACGTCGGGAGAGCTGCATTCCGTGTGCTTGCAGAGCTCGTGCAGCAAAGCCCCCTCCAAACAGCTGTACACTTTTCCGTCCACTTTGAACGGGTGAACGGAGAAGCGAGAGAAGCCGCTGTCGTACTCCTCTTTGTACTGGATGCGGTACAGATTGAGGGGTTCGAAGAATCGGTAGACGAACGCCCGCTGCCTGTACTCGTGGGGAGATCCGATGGCCTTCCACTTTTCTTTTATTTTAGGTCGTTGGGCGTGGTACTCGGTCGTTTTCTTGATCGCATCGATCGGTTCCAGCTTCAGAATGCGGCAAAGCAAGATGGCGACAACCATCCCCGCTCGACCGTGCCCTCCTCGACAGTGAATGTAGATTTTGTGAGAAGGGGAAAGCTTCGCGATGATGTTCGACACTTCGTAGACGAATCTCGAGAAGGGTTCCCAGTACCTCGGCACGTTGTGGTCGCGTATCGGGAAATTAATCTGCTTGCATTCTGAATTCACTGTGTAGGGCATGATTTTGCTTTCATTCGGTTCGGTCAAATTGACGTAGTACCGCACTCCATTTCGATAAAGCTCGTCCACGTCTTTTTGAGTCGGATAACACCCGAAGAGGGCGCGATTTTTTATGAAATAAGATGAATTCTGCATTTTATTTATTCGCTTATTCAGTTAAGTATGTCACTTTCGTCTAGTTTTCCTCACCGAACCCTTTTCTTCTTTGGCGGAGGGGGGGACCTCACTGCGAAAGTAGTCTTTTTTCCACCCTTTCCCTTGCCCTTGCCCTTGGCGCGTTCGGAAACTACCGGTTTAAACTCATCGAGAAAGGCATCGTCTTCGTAAAACGGGTAAATGGCCGATGCCAGCTTGTAAAACAACCGTGTCATATAGTCCACCTGCGCGTCGGAAACCTCTTTCAACAGTTCTATGCCGTGAATGTGGTAGTCGACCGCGCTTTTCAGCTCCTCCAGGGAATCCGCCTCCGAAACGACAGAACTGAAGTCGCGCGGCGGGACAATGGAAAAGAGCGTCTCGTACTCTCGGCGGGACTCGTCCGTGTGCAAAAACTTGTGAATCGCTTGATCGATGCACGCGTTGGTGCACAGCTGTCTCTTCAGCAAGCGACGGCAGGTCGCTGTCACTTTCGTGTACGCGCAAAGAGCGCTCACCATAGAATCAATTTCCGTTTTTTTCATTTTATATTATTTTTCGTCTTTTTTTAAACTGCTTCAATTTAAAAATGATTGTAAGTTATGTAAATTTACCATATAAAAAATGGCTCCTCCACTTCCGAAAGAACTTTATGTCATGAACCCCAAAAGCTTTGAGTGGTATAACAAAGATACTGGGGAAAGGAAGCACATCAAAAACGTCGACGTCGTCGGAAGAATTCCGTGTCGAGAGCTGCCTCTGAGTCAGAAAAGGACTGAATTCGACAAGATGCTGGCTGCGAGCACCTTTTCTCTGAACGACTTGGAGTTTCCAAAAATAATGTGCTTTCACGAGGAGGGCATTCAGTGTATCTGCACCAAGAAAATTCGCTACGTGTTTGGCATTCACGACCCGAAAACACTTCGCACTTTTACCATAGGTTCCAAGTGCGCGGGTCGCATCTCAGAGGAAATGGAGCTTGCGTGTGAACAGCTCAAGAATCACTATCTGAAACCCAAATGCAAGATTGAAGACTGTTGCAAAAAAGTGTTAGACGGTCGAACAGAAGAAGGAAAACGCGGATACTGCTCGTTCGAGTGCTGGGGAAAAAATGATCCAAATATTCTTTTATATGATCAAACAACAATGACGACCTCTACCTTTGACGATGCTATCACTCTCACCACCAAACAGCAAGAGGCTTACGACGCGCTCAAAAAGGGCAAATCCGTATTTCTCACCGGACCCGCGGGGACGGGAAAAACGGCGCTGATCCACAAGTTCTGCAACGAACACAAGAGGGGCGTCGCCATCACATCCACCACCGGGACTTCCGCTCTTCTGCTGGGAGGGACGACGCTGTTCAGTTTTCTGGGAATAGGACTAGGCGACGGCTGCGTCGATTGGCTCGTCGGCAATATCAAAAAGAAAAAGTACATCCAGAGAAGGTGGAAGGGGCTCAAGATCCTGGTCATCGACGAAGTCTCTATGCTCAACCCCGAACTCTTCGACAAGCTCAACCGGGTGGCGCAGCGCGTTAGAGGGTGTCCGAAGCCGTGGGGCGGCATTCAACTTCTTCTTTCGGGGGACTTTATGCAGCTGCCGGTCGTGAAGTGCGACAAGTTTACGTTCGAAGCGGAAACGTGGAACGAGTCTGTCGACAAAACGATCGTGCTGGACGAGAACGTGCGACAGTCCGGCGACACTGTCTACAGAGATATGCTCGGCAGACTGCGGATGGGAGAGCCCAGTGTCGAGGACATAGAAAGGCTGAACGCCTGCGTCGGAAAAGACGTTTCTCGAAACGGAGTCACCTCCACAAAACTTTACTCTAAGAATGTTGATGTTGACAGACAGAACGAAGACGCGTTGGACGATCTGGCGGCGGACGCGGAAGAACGGGGCGAAGAGATAGAATTCCACGAGTTCGAAATGAGAGTCACTACTATGGATCCCAAGGTGCCCGATTACCAGATAGAGAAAGCAAAAAAGAATTGCATCGCGCCCTCCTATATGCAGCTGTGTCCTGGCGCTCAAGTGATGCTTTTGGTGAACAGGTTCGAAGGAGAAGGAGAAGATCGACAGCTGGTTTTGAGCAACGGCAGCAGAGGGGTCGTCGAAAGAATAACAGAGCGCCACACACCGGTCGTGCGTTTCATAAACGGCGAAACTCGAGAGATCGAGGAACACCTGTTTGAAATCACCAATGACAACAAGCAGGTAGACATTATACTCACTCAGATCCCTCTGAGACTCGCCTACGCCATCACCATTCACAAGTCGCAGGGATTGACTCTGGACTGCGCGGAAGTCGACATCGGCGACTGCTTTTGCGCGGGGCAGGCGTACGTCGCCCTTTCCCGAGTCAAATCGTTGGAAGGTCTGCGCTTGAAGCGCGAGTGCAGGACGGCAGACATAAAAGCCGATCCGAAATGCATCCAGTACTACAAGGTTCAAAGCGGAGAAGCGGAGGAGGTTCCCGTGCGCGAGACGACGGACGCGGAGGGCGGAGCCAAGCAGGCCGTCCGACGTTTCCTGTGAGTTTACTAACGCACTTTGTTGCAGGAGAGAACGGCGAGCAGGCCTCCGACGACGGCTATGTTGGCGGACACGGCCAGCGGTCGGAATTTGGGGTGGAACTTGAAAAGAAGGGTGACGAGCACTGTGAACGCGACCAAGCTCCACAGGGTGAGGTCGAACACTTTGCGACTTACTTTCACGAGGTTAGTCACGTGGGCAATTACAATAAAAGATGCTATCACTTCGAAAACACCGGCCGCCAGTATGAGCGCTTGAGCCGCTTTGGCTGGGATTTTAAAGGCCGTCAGCTTGTCTACTTCAGTGTTTCCCAATTTCAACACCTTTTTAGAACCGCTGTACAAAAACATAGAAACTAGAAGAATACTTCCTGCTGTGCACAGATTCATTTATTAATACTATTAATAAATGAACTCCAATCACTACAATTTACCTCCTGCGTGTGAAAACGGCGATAGGCTGTTCAGAACAAGAGATGTATGTTGTCTTCCGTACAACCCAGACAGAGACAAGCAAGAGCTAGGAAAGTGTATGCCATGGAACAACTGTATTCCTGACACTGTGAGTGATGCAGATGACCTTCAGATATGCGCACCGTCTTGTTCTAAACACAGCCAAACTTGCCCTCCAGCGCCCGTAAAAGACCCTACAACAGGATATGATCTTCAAGGCGTTTCAGAATGCAATGTACGAAATTACGATTGGTGGGGCGGTACATTTCCAGAAGGAACAATCGCTAACTGCAGTATACTTAGTCCTTCATTTGTATCCGGTAGAGCTTATGATGCATGCAAGGAATTATCGGGCGATGCTCGGGAAAGGTGCAATCTTTGCAATCAGCATATCCACTTCGCCCTGCCATCTTCTCAATACAGACAGGGAGATAAACTCTTATATCTTACCGGGGATGAAGGTGTGACCGCGCGTTCTCAACATGGAGCTGAAATATCTGTAACGGCAGAATTTGAGGACTGTTTGAAGGATCCAAACGCAGCTACGTGGTTACGAGATTTTGCCAAAGGTCCCGAAAATGGAGGCACCAATCCTGTGATGCGGAAAGGAACAGTGTACGAAGTGACGAACAGTAGTTTGTCCAACCAACTTCAATGTGTCAGAACGCCTGACCATCCTACTACACCAGCTTGCAGCGCCGTTGATTGCGCATCGTTCAACAACGATCCAAATTCCTCCAATTACTGTTTGAAAAAGGGAAATGAAGATTGTTGCAGACTCGCTATTATGCAACCGCAATATCCTGATGTAACGTTTCCTAGCGAATGGAGTACAATAGGCATATAAAATATGGTTGTTGTGCACGAATTCATTTATTATGCAAATAAATGAATCTAGTTTGGATCGATCCTGATCGATCACGTTCACTTGGCGGCGTGCTGACGCTGCCACGTTGAGAAATGGGTAGTCGGCATGCACAGCGTGCTCTTTTCGCGGTAGGTTCCCATAGGAAAGTAATCCTCTATAAAGATGCGATTGATGTACCCCAGAAGCATCTCTGGCTCTTTCGTGCTTTGCATAAGAAAGAACGTCATCGCCTCCACGTCCGGGACGGGTATCCGATCCAGGTTATTCTTTTTCAAAACGCGATGGAAAACGGACACCGAGTTGGCGTCGGAAAATAAATGTTTCTTTGCAAACTCGTCCACCTGTTTGATCAGCCAAGCGTGAGCATCCATACGCTCGGTCAAAGACACGCTCTCGCCGACTCCTTTCAACGCGTCCAAACCCGCTCCGCCCAACTCCTCTTCTCGTTGGTGAAGGTAGAGGGAAAAGGCGAAAAGGCAGATCTGCGTTTTGAAGTTGAACCCTCTTTTCGACTCAGCAAAGCGATCGACCAGACTGTTTCCGCCTCTCCTGCTCATCTCCTGGACTTTGGTTTTGGGAATAGGAGCGGACACGCTCGTCGGCACAAAGTCTATGCCGCAGTTTTTGCCGTGCCCGTCGACCGTCTGTTCGGAAACATTCGGCGGAGTAGACGGCACCACGGGCGTGTTTCCCCCGACGTAGAACAAAGAGAGGGCGGAGAGCATCTCTTCCGCCTGCTTCACATCTCGAGAGTCTACAGGGAAAATACTCGTAAAGTTGTTGTTTTCCGAAAACTCTCTGGCCGACTTCACGCACTGGAGCAAAGCCGTGGGTCCGTCTCCGTTGAACACCGGGCAGACTAAATACTTTGATCCCAGCACGCTCTTGATCGCCGGCGGAACGCACGCGAGCTTGAAATCGTTTCTGTCGAACGTGTAGTCCTGGTTGAGCGCGCCCACCTTCTTGTTCAGCTTCAGACCGCTCGAATTGTCCTTCTTCTTGACGAGCAGCATGCAGCTGTGCCCGTTCTTCTTCACAAACACGAAAATGGCGTCCTTGGGCGGAGAGGCCAGCTTGCGTCTGTACAGGCCGAGGCGACTCCTCGGGACGATCATCCCCTTTTCGGAAAACAGATAAATGTTGAGATTGTTTCCCGCCCCCGCCGCGTCGCACCATCGACGGGGATCCAGTCGGACGACCTGCGAGAGCTTCTTGAGGCTGTCGAAAGATATGCCGGGGTTGTTCTGCATAGCCACCGCGCAGTCCAGTTTTGTGCGCAGCACCAGATCCGCTCTGGTTATGTCGAGCGAGTTTTTCCTGATCTGACTGATCGCCGAGAAAGACACCGTTTGATCAAGGTTGAAGCCGGTCAACAGTCTTCGTCCGCGAACAGAGAACTTTTCGTAAAAGCGCTCGACGCTTTCCTTTCGAAGCGTGTAGTACTGTATAGAGGCTAATATTTTTTTCAGGACGCTGTTCGTCTCGCTTCCGTCTTTCACCGAAAAGAAAATGCCCACCTTGTCGTACTTCAGCTGCACCAACTCTACGAAATCGTTTCTTTTGTTTCGACGGACGAGACGCAGCTTTTGTTTCAAATTCTTGTATCCCGAAACGGCGTACAGCAAGGACATCACGGGATCGTTCATCACGAGGTGATTGAAAACTGCCGTGTTGATCTGCGCTCTAGATTCGGACACGTGGTATTTGATGCCGCTTGTGCTCCGGGACACCTCCTCTTCCTCTTCGTTCTCCGAGAAAGCGTCCATAATCCTGTCCTCGATGTCTTTGGAAAGCTGCTCGCTGGTCTCGGCCAGATTGTACACGACGGTCAAAGAGGTGTACCGTTCGGAAACAACGATGTCCGACACGAACACGGTCACCACGTCGTCGCGCAGGACGATGGGCTTGTCGGACAACACGGGGGGGTTCAAGCGAATCAGCAGGATCAGGCCGTCGTCGGGCGGAGTGCCGATATCCTGAAGCAGAGTTTTGGTTTCGGAAAAGGCGTCGACCATACCGTCGTAAATCCTGATCCGGCTACCATTGAAAGCCAGCGGACAGTCCATCGAAATGTTTACTTCGTCAAACACGGAAACGGCGCCGTCCAGTTCGATTCGGATCTCCGTGCGCGTCTGCACATCGTCCACATCGTCCACATCTTGGGCGGAAACGTCGGGCAACTGAGCGACCAGTTCTCGTCTCTGACTTTTCGTTTCTGCGGTCAGGGTGTCTCCTATTATAGTTTCTTCGTCGAAAATATACATTTATTAACTCTAACAATTTTGTTAAGCCGGCTTTATCGTGGCATAAAGACATACGAGTTTACAGTAAATGAGCAAATACATATTTAGGGCAAAATCATCTTCTGGACACGTGTTCAAAGTCTTGGCGGAGATCCTGCAGACAAATTTGAAAACCAGCTGCTTCCAGATCAAGAAGGAGGGCATTTTCCTGCGCCAAATGGACGACAACCGATCGACCTTGATCGATCTCAGGCTGCGCGCGGAAAACTTTGACTCGTTCGAATTCAATCCCGTATCGGTTCACGGCGAATCCAGCTTCTTCATAGGACTGACGCTCACTCACCTCTACAAACTCCTCAAAACGGTAAAGAAGAAAGACGCCATAAAGCTCTCCATCCTCCGAGAAGAGCCCACTGAAATATCCATCGCTGTCAAATCCAAAGACAAGAACCGAACCACAACCTCTTTTCTCAAGATACAAAGGGTTCAGAACATACTCGTCGACATCCCCGTCGGGTACGATATGCCGCCCGTGGTCATCCCGTCCTGCGAGTTTCAAAAGATATACAAAGACATCCTTTCCATAGGCAAGACTGTCCAGATCTCCACCAAAGAAAACACCGTTCAGTTCGACGTGGACGCCGGCGGCATCGTCAAGAGACGCGTCGAGTACAGAAACGGCTCGGACGAAGAAGACAACAACAGCGACAGCGAAGCGGACGAGATCCGCTACTCGGAAATCTTCGACACGGAGCAGCTGGTAAAACTAGCGAAAATGTCAAACCTCTCCACCTCTCTCTCGATATGCGCCGAAAAAAATCTGCCCCTCGTCGTCTTTTCGAACACCGGAAACCTGGGCGACATTCACATATATGTAAAAACAAAAAAGCAAATCGCGCACACGGTAGTCTAAATCATCGCGAAGCAGACTTAAAACAATAAACGCACAGTAACAACAAACGATGCGCAAAGCGTCCATGGCCGAGTGGTCTAAGGCGTCCGACTTAAGATCGGATCTCCGTAAGGAGGCGTGGGTTCGAGCCCCACTGGACGCAAAACGTCATCGCGAAACAAAGCCTTGTTAGCTCAGTCGGTAGAGCGCGTGCCTTTTAAGCACGTGGTCGTGGGTTCGAGCCCCACACAAGGCGCGCTTCTCTAGCTCAATTGGTAAGAGCGTGGTCCTTATGAGGCCAAGGTTATGGGTTCGAGCCCCATGAGAAGCATTATTAAATCCAAATGATTTAATAAATAACAAAACCTCTATAAAAATGGAACACGAAGCAATTTTAGAAAAGTTGGACGAGATGAACAAACGTCTGGAAAGAATCGAAAGAAAACTCGGAGTCGTGGAAGAATCCTGCTCCTCCATGGACTCGCACATCGGATTTGTTGAAGGCCTCTACACGACTCTCCAATCCCCGCTGCACTACGTCGTGTCCAGAATCACGGGCTACGACGAATCTCTCCCCGCCGCCCCTAGTTCCCAAAAAAGAATAGAAAATGTCAAAAATGATACCGAAGAATAGTTTTGTATGATTTCAAAAGATGAGTTCCTTTGAAATAGAAACCAAAAGACGCCGAGCCCTGTTCAAAAAAGAACTCAGTCTGAGAAAACGGACGTCTCCGCACTTCTCCCGACACTACGAAGACATAGTCGACTTGATCGGCGACCCTCTGCAGTGGCCGGAACACATCTGCTCCGTAAGACGCACCAAAATGTGCTCGAAACACGTTGGACAAATCGAAGACTTCAGAAGACTGCTCATAACCCCCTGTATAAAACACCCCCAGCGGTTCAAACTCACGCTCTTTCTACTCAGCAACGGCGTGCCCGCCGACATCATCCTCGACTTTTACAAAGCCAACGGAAGCCTCCGAGACGAATCCGCCGAACGCTCCGTGAAAGCGCTCGCGAAAGCGTACTGCGACCGTACGCTCTCCACAGACTTTGTCTCTTTCGACTTGACCAGAGCAAGGTGGGAAAATCTCAGAGGGGAACCTCTGACCAAACGCAGCAGGCTGCTTTCCCAATTTCCTAAAACAAAAATGATTCAGAATTGAAAATAAATTTAATTTTAAACAATGCTTTCCAACGTTTCGGTTCAGATCAAAAACTTCAAGTCTATCAAAAACAAACGGATTGAGCTCAATAATGGAATGACTCTCGTAAAAGGACCTTCGGGCGCAGGCAAGTCGACCGCGCTAGAAAGCATCCTCTACGCCATCACCGGACACCCCCGCGCGTGCAAACCGCTCGGCACATGCGCAGCCACTCGAGTCCAGCTGGACTTTGTCGTCGCAGCTCCGCATCGCGACGAAGTCGCAGGCGAAAGGTGGTCCATCGTCCGATCGACGCGACCGGGAAGACTGCTCCTCGAACGACCAGAAAACCACCAACCCGTAGAAGACGACGAAGCCCAGGCTCTCATCAACTCGCTGTTTGGACAAAAGTTCGACACCGTGTCCTACATTCCCCAAAACACGGCAAAATCGTTCATGTGTATGACGCCCGCCGCCAAACTCGAGTTTCTCGAATCGCTCACGTTCGGGGACGAAGCCGCAAACGTGAAAAAAAAAACAAAAGCCTACCTCAAAGAAAAAAAGATCCAAGTCACGAAAGCCGAAGCCGAACACGGCGTCTTCGACGCGGAACTCAAACGTCTCTCTAGAACGCCGACGGGGGAAGCGAAGAAGATTCCCGCCAGACCCAACGTGGACTCGCTGTCTGACCTGCAGGAAAACAAGGCTCGAGCTAGAAACCTAGTCAAACAGTGCAGACGCGAAATCGACGACGTCAGCCGAGAACGACGCGCGCTCGTGCACAAGCAAAGAGAAAGAGACAACGCTGTCGCAAGCTCCAAAACTCTCGCCAACGAACTGGACGAACTCGAACTAACTCTGAAAACAGAAGCAGAAGAAATAGCCATCTCCACAGAACCCGCAGTGAACCCAGACGACATAGACCAATTTATAAAAGACGCAAAAGAAGCGGAAAACGCCGCCCGAACACTGGCTCGTCTCAACTCGTCTGTGCCGAAGTGGGCGCCGTCGACCTCTCTGGAAAAGTGCGAAAAGATCCACGAAACATGGATCAAAAAGAAAGAAGCGCTCCTTCTAGAAGTAGCTGATCAGATCAAAGCAGCGGAAAACAAAGACGTAGACCACTTCTCCTGTCCCAGCTGCCACGCTCCCATCAACTACAATCGAATGACGAAAACCGCCTCCGCTGGAGCCTGCTCCGCGGATCAACTCGACTGCACGAAGAGCGTGCGGGAACTGCTCGGAGAAGAAAGCAGAATACATTCTCAAATCAAAAAGAGAAACAGGGATATGGACGCTCTCCGAGATACTCTGGAGAAGATCCAAAACATAGAAG